TGAGTCGAATGAGGATGAGGATACCGAAGAAGATGAGATGTCGCGGCGAACCGTTTCAACTAACTGCTTTTTTGTTTCTTGGCGAGCAGTAATTCAATTGAAGCGGCGCGAATCGAATTTCCGTTACATCAAAGGTAAGATATCCGATGCATCCTATGAGGCTGGTAAGCCTATCTATGACGAATACGCGGATCAGGTAGACCTTTGGCTGCTAAAGCAGAAGAACCTTGAAGAGGCTCTCGAAAATATAGACACGCTCATACTCGATATAAATCCATTCAGAACAACGATGCATGATACGATCCTCTGGGGGTTGCTCAACGGTATTTTCACTGTGTTTGACTTGCCAAAGTTCAAACGTAAAAACAGCATTGAGGATGAGCCGAACCCGCGGCTCATAACCCTGAGTAAATGGACGCCTATGAAGGCCGCTGATGCGATCAAGCATTTCAAGGAAAAGAAAATACTTACCGATAAAGAGTTCAAAAAACTCGATGCATGGTCTCGTCGTAACGCGCTGACTGCGGCGCGTCTATCAGAGGAAGCCATTGAAACTGCACTGAAGCCCGCATTAGAAAAGGCCCTTGAGGAAGGGATGACCATCAGGCAGTTTCAGAAGCAGGTTAGAGATGTGGTTATCAGCGATGCGCATGCTGAAAATATATTCAGAACCAACGTTTCAACCTCATTTGTCAACGGCAACATGGAAGCGGCGCGAACCGATAGCGGGAAGTCCGCGATACCGGCGATGGAATTTATGGCCGTGGTTGATGACCGAACTACACCGGTATGCATGGAGAGAGACGGGAAAATATACAGGTCTGATGATTCAGAAAAGCTCGATATAGTGCCGCCGCTTCATTACCAGTGCCGGAGCGACCTCGTGCCGGTCTTCGAGGATGAGTGGGACGGCAAGGCATCGGGCAATCCTGAATCACGGGCGATGGAAGGATTCGGGAAGTGGAAATCGATTTTGAGTGAGATGGCATGAGTGACTGCCACAAGATAGCCTTAGACCTTTTTGGTGAAGGAGCGATACGATGAAATACGAGAATGATCCATATCAAATTGAATATGCGCTAATCCAGGATGTCGAAATCCTGCGGGAAGGCAAATGGAATTGGTACGAGTACGGGCGTGAATTCATGGAGGAGATTGCGCTTACTTATGACCCGTCCATGCTCCGTGCGAAGGTCATAAAAGACCACGAATATGAGGGACCGGCATTCGGTCACGTTCTTGCATTGCGCGTAGCGGATGATTCGTCATCCGAGGGCGCCTACAAGCTGGTGGCAACAACAGGATTCCTCTATTCGGGCAAGCAGATGGTCGAAAGCGGCGATTACAATGAGCGATCTATCGGGTGGGCATCATTTCATCCGACACAGGGCTTCCCATATCTGTGGGAATGGTCATTGCTTGGCGCAAATACACCGGCGGCGGTCGGTATGGACCCGATTATCTTCAAGGAAGAAGAATCGGAAGTATTGATGCAGCGTCTTGCCATTGACCGCGCGAACGAGGGGCTTTCCGAAGAGGCTATCGCGAAGCAGCTCACATGGGAGAAGACCGAGGAATACATCCGTTATCGCGTTCGGCATAAATCGAGATTCCGCGATGAGACATTGAAGACGATAGAGCTTGACGAGGACGGCGGAATACTCGCAGTGGTCGGGAAACTGAAGCCTGATTACGTTGGCGATGGGAATAAGGAATCGCTCGTTATCCAGAGCGTGATGTTCTCATTGAAAAAAGAGTGGACACTCGCGAAGGCGAAAGCGTGGGTTGAAACGCAGGAGCTTACCGAGAAGTCCATCGTCATTTCAAACGTCACGGCACTGCAGGATATCCCGGTCGCTGATATCGAGACAGCATGGGATGCTGTTACCGCCGAATCACACTATCAGGAATTAGCCAAGAGTGAATCCGGTTTCGACTGGAATACATACCGGGCATTTCACCTGTGGTGTAACCCGGAAGCAAAGGAAGATTTAGATGGTTGCAAGTTACCGATTGTCGATGTTGTCGACGGGGAATTGAAAGTTATTCCGAAGGCTCTTGAAGCTGCGTCGGAAACGCTATCTGATATCCCCGATGAAGACGTTGAGGCTGTGAAATCAAGAATCGCCGAATACATGGTGAAACTTGAGGGCGAGAAAATGGAAAAGAACCTGAATAATAGCGATTCCCAGAATGGGATTTCTATATCCGACACAAATATTCTCAATGAAGGAGGAAGTAAAATGGCAGAAAATGCCGTTGAAGAGAAGAAGCCGACCGACAGCACGATTGTTGTCGAGGCGGGCTCAACTACAGACCTCAGTAAGCGTAATGTGGAGTTACGCCTTGAGGCGGAGCGGCGCGAACAGGAAGCGCAGGCCCGACTCAAGAACGAGAACGAAGAGCTTGTTGTGAGCGTTGAAAATGCTCGTAGAGAAACGATTCGTTCTCAAGTAAGAACGATGCAGGCCGAGGGCTTTATCGCTGGCCCGCAAGTCGAGATGGGCCTTGCAGAGGCGCTGTCAACTGTTTCCGACAAGGAAACAATCAAGGTCGGTGATAAGTTGCATAGCCCACTTTCGATTCTTATGGCCGCTCTCAAGTATGGCGGTAAGCTCAAGCTGAAGCTTGAAGTGGCCCGCGATATCCTCACTGATAGCATTGATGACCCGTTGGCGAAAGCTCGTGCAGCTGGTATCGATACTTCGGTTGAGGAACGTAGGATTCAATTGATGGAGAAGAATCCTAACATGTCATGGGAAGATGCCCTCGATAGGGCATATAGAGAGGTGAAGCCACAATGACAAGAACAATCACATTCACAGAAAGGGTAGACGAGAAAAAGGTAGACGAAGTAACCCTCGATAAGAAATTCGCATACTCAGCGATCCTTGAGGGTCAGGTCGTTTCCCTTGGTGCTACCGATGGCGTTGTAATTCCGTGTACGAATCAGACGATCCCATATGGCGTTGCATTGAACGGAGTTACGACGGTTCAGGTCGAGTCATATAAGGCCGAACAGGCAGGCACTGATGCTATTGAGGTCGTTGTTGGTATGGAAGGCTATGTGCCCGTGCTTGGCGGGGAAGACCTTGATGCCAATATGTGGGTAATGGTCGATGCCAATGGTCGCGTAGTCCAGGCAACACCCGCAACTCGTGAAATCATCGGTTTCACGACATCTTCATGCGCCGGCGATGGCCATCAGTGCACGATCTTCATCCACAGGATTCCTGCAGCGAACTATAACGCGCAGTAATAATGTGATCTAATTTTTCAGACGGAGGATAAAAAATGTCTGGACATCCAATGCCAGCAGAAGCTGCAATAAACGCGGAGTTAAGTAACTTCGGCGTATATCTGTTTTTCGACAACATGGGTCTGATCGCTAACCGCATTGCAAAGGTTATTCCGGTCAATAAGAATCCCGGCGAGTACCACGTACTGCTTCCCATCGAGGGGAAAAACGTTCATCACGATACCAAGATTCCGCATGGCGGGGTTGCGACAGAGATCAACTTTGCATTGGGCAAAGGTATGTACTCCACCGAGGAATATGGTAAGCGACATCCCGTGACTGATCGTGAGATGGCAATGTCCGCGCAGGCAGTTCTCGAATACCGTAAGGGTATCGAGATGATAATTGAGGAACTCGCTTTGGATCGTGAAAGCAAGGTTGCGGAAATCTTGCTCACCGAAGCAAGTTATTACGTGTCTGCGGACGATCCGCATTGGTTCGATGCGGCTGACCCGTGGGATACGGACGATTCCGATCCGCTTCACGACATCAAAGCGGCAAGGCGCGCGATCAAAATTCATTCGGGCCGTGATGCTAATACGATGATCCTGTCACCGAAAGCGGAGGATGCGCTGATTGATAATTCGCATGTGCAGGATATCTTCAAGACGCAGTACGGTCTCAGATTTATCCAGACCGCTGAGCTTCCCAATCCGCTTTTCGGCTTAAGAGTCATTCAAGCGGGCGCGGTCTATGATGAGAATCCACGGCTTGAATCATCAAGTTTGAAGTTCTTATGGGAAAGTATCGGCGAAGCCGGTGATGATTGGTGCTGGGTCGGATACGTTGATCCGAGTCCGGGACTCAAGACATCGGCGATGATTCTGCAGTTCGCATTTAACAACAACGTTCTCAATGATCGAGACATTCTTACTGTCCGCGAATACTATGAAGAGGCTACGATGACCACATGGTATGAGGGCAGGACGGATTATGAAGTTAAGCTGTCGAACGGCAGAGCCGGTGCGATCATAAAGAACATCACTTCTGAGGCCACATAAGCCGGGAGGAGAACATGCCTTACATTTCGACAAGAACCTTGCATCATAAAAGCGGGTTCATAAACAAAGGCGGCGTCGTGCCTCGTGATTACAAACGGCTTAATGAGGGACTTAAGCGCGGCTGGATCAAGATTGTAGGTGGTCCAGCCGCGACACCCCCGCCTGTCGTAACGGAAAGCTACGATGAAAGGCTCACGCAGCCAGAAGCGGTAAGCACAGAAGTGATCGCACCCGATGAGCCGCCGGAATCCGATCAGCTTATTATCGAGAACCTCGACTACCTCATGCCGCTGGCCAAGAAGTCACTTGCAGAAGAAGGTATCCTCTACATCCACCAGCTTGCCGAATGGGATGTGGATGAGTTAAGGGGACTTCGCGGTATCGGCGCAAAGTTGGCCGAGCGACTTCTTGCGGATTACGCAGAATGGAAAGAGTCGTTCAGCGAATACGTGTCGCCGGAGGATGAAGATGCCGAAAGCGAGACGAATGAAACGGATGAAGATGAGGGTGCTGAAGACGATTAAGTACAAGTGCGGAAGAATCGAGCATCGGCGTGGCAAGGTGATAGAAGTTATCGCCGAAAGGCCATATGTAAAGAGATGGCTCAAGGAGGGAAAGATTGAAGCCTGTATACAGTAACATAGCCCTCTTGCTTGAGATG